GCAGGGAAAGGGTCTGCCTGTTCTTGAGTTCAAGGATGTAGGTTTCTCCAGATATGATAACAACCATATCTCCCTCATCCTTTGCCCCAGCCTTAGTCAGACGCTCTGCTATTACGCTTTTACTGCGTAACCATTTCATAACATCTGTCTCAAACTGAGAACCTTTACGTCCGTTCTTGTTAGCCACTAGTACTCCACTACTAAATAGAACGGACCTATATCTAGACTGAATCCATACTTGTTAATGATAATGCTGACCGCTATTTGACGAGCAATGCCAATGCTGATATACCCCCTACTAGTTTTGATATCTTTATGCATTAACCCACCGCCGTATTAGTTCGTAAGTATGCTCTGCCTTGTGCATCTTGATCTCCAATCTGACAGGAAGCAAAGTTAACAAATAGTGTAGCCCATTTCGAGGCATCTGCTGTATGTGGACCAAAGCGATTCTTCACTGCAGCCACACGTAACATCCCTTCTCCTGGGTCATAGCCTAATGTAAGTATCAGTGCAGGTAACTGACTGACCTTACCGTGGATAGCACGTCGTGGTGGTGGCATCATTGGAGAGCCATACTCACTCTGTTCTGATACGTGATGGAGTACTAAGACACAAGCCTCTGTCTTGCGTGCCATATCGTGCAACTCCATCATAATTGCACGTAGCCCTGCCCATTCGTTGTCTGTTTCGGCAGCAACATTCATTAAGTTATCGATGATAATTAACTCAGGTGCTATGCCAAAGAGTTCAACGTAGGCTTTGATTTCTAATTCAATGTCATCTAACGATGGACTTGAATCAAAGACCCACTGTATATGTGACATCTTAGATAGATGTTGAGCATAGTAGTCAGGTTTGTAATCCATATTGGTTTCAACTGTTAACTGTGTGTGCCCTGAGATCTGCGCTGCAGATCGCATTAGCACGGTAGCAGTATCAGTATCTGCGGAAAAGAAAAGTGTTGGTACCTTTGCCTTGATTGCATAGACAAGAGCAAACATACTCTTACCAGCATTAGGTGCAGCAGCGACCATACACACTTGCCCTCGTCTAAACTTAATGGACTCACTAGCCAAGCCAGTCCATACATCAGGCAATGGCACAGCCTTGGTAGTGCTGGTACCCAGTGCCCTCTTTAGATCAAGCAACTTCCTCATCCCCTCCAAGATTTATTCTGCGAACTCTTCTTACCGCAAGGCGTTCACGTGGTGACAAACCGCCCCATATTCCGAACTGTTCCTTGTGGATTCCCCACTCAGCACATTCGATCTTATGAGTACAACCCTTGCAGATTGATTTCGCATACTGACTTTCACTGAAACTTACTGTTCCTTCTTTGTCAGGGAACCAGAAGTCTCCACCTATCTGTGCACATAGCGGGTTCTCGTACTCACGAGGTTCCCGCATCGTATTATCTTAGGAAGATAGGGTCGCACTTATCTGCTGCACCCTTTGGTGCAGAGCACATCCACGCTTTCCAAGGTCCACGTGCTGATGTTCCAGTACGGAAGGTCATATTGCCGTGCTTACAGGTAGGTGCCTGTCCTTCAGTAACTACTGGAGCAGGTGCTGCAACTGGTGTTGCGTTAAAAGATTCTGCAACTGATGCAACTGTTGGTGCTGGAGTGTAATTTGTTTTACCTACTAGTTCAGAACCTGTTGCACGAATGTTTGCAGCATTCATAGCAAGGTCTGCAAGACCTGCTTCTAACTCTGTTGCACTTGCTGCGTAAAGATTAATAAGAGTTCCATCACTTAACTTGTAATTGATTTGGAACTTTGTGCCTTCTGTAGCCATTTACTTTCCTCCAGTTTGTTTGATTTGTAACCGTTGTGATTCACTGCCTGACTTCTTAGGTACAAACCCAAGTAGTTTTTCTACCTCTTCACCGTCAATACTTTCACGACCCTTGACAGTTGTCCAACTGACTTCTACTCCACTAGGTGTGGTACCTAGTAGTCCTTCAAAAGAAGTCTTCAAAGAATCTTGGTGCTTTTCTAACTCTTTAATCTGCGCTGCTAACTGTAAATACAACAGCGCATTTCTGTCAATATCAGCATCATCAATGATTACATCACTGACTGCCGTATGTTCTTTTTTTATACCAACGCATCCCATCTCACCTGATGCGTCGTAGAACTTACAGTAGAACTTACAGTAACTACTATCTCGTTCTGGATCTGGTGCCTCTGTTGCAGTCTTGATTGCTTCTAGCCAATTCAATGCTTGCAGTGCAACCGTCTCATCATAATCTTCTGTATGTACTTTGATATCTCGTTCGTCACCATCACGTGCAATAGCAACCAGAGACACACGCTTTACATCGTGACCATTCTTTGCTAGTAGATAGCCATAAGTCTGCACCTGCCAGCGTTGCTGCGTTGATGGGAAGTATGAAAGGTTCTTCACCTTGCTTGTCTTCCAGTCAATGACATCGCCTGTTCCTGGTACGAAGCAGTCGATGTGTGCTTTCATACCGTTGTACTCAACAGATGTTTCAATCAGCACATCAGGATTATCTGCTAATGATCGCTCAATTTCTGCGTGAATAGCAGTACCCATAATGGCTGCTAACTTCATCTCGTTCTCATTGGTTTCAGGCTGATCGTTTAATCTGTACCAGACTTTACGACGACAGCCACCCAACTCTGACGGTCCTATCTGCACCTGCGTAGAACGTGAACGCTTAGCATCGCCTGCCTTGAGTGCAGTGAGCAGCAGTTCCTTTGGGTCAGTCATTGGCCTGCCTTCTCTGATTGTTCGTGCAAAAGGAAAGCAAGTCTACACGCTTTCCAGCCCTGCTCAAACCAGTAATGTGCAGCGTATTCACCTGTTGCAATAACATCTTTGAACTCTGGTTTTACATAATCGTAAGTATTAAACTCCATTGCTACATCCTTTCCTGGACTACTAACTGTATGGGCTTACCAGTATTGGAGTCAAGGACCGACGCGATCTCTACCGCTTTCCTTGCGTGTCGTTTGGCGTAGGCTAACTCCATATCAGGCTTGACAATTGAATACAGGTAGCCAAGAGCAAGTTGACCCCCACTACCAATGCCGTACGTTCCGTGATTTGCTTGGAAAAAAGAGAGATCACAAGCAATACGAAAGATATTGCCGTTAAAAGCAATGAGATAATCGAAGCCACCATCTTTGTCCACCTTGTTGTAGTCGTAGTTGTTATCTGTAAATGCTTGGTTAATACTAGGGATAATCTTCTTGCCCATAAATTGTGCTGGGTCTTCGCCACGATACAACGGTGGCTTCCAATTGTAGGCAAGGATATCCCCTGGTCGTGTGTCTCCTGAGATTCCTACTAGATACTTACCAACCTCAACGATCTTGGGTGTACTGGTTGCAAGAGTCACGAGATTATCTTCTGTGATCTGAGAATCTGCTACTAGAACTGCGTAGTCAATTCCTTCTATCGCTGCGATGGTTGTCATACTGGAATCATATCAGTGATCGGCGTGTCGTCGCGTTAGCGACACTACTAGTTACTACAATATGAGCCGTGAGGCGAATAAAAAAGGGTGCCCCAAAGGGGCACGATGGTACGGTACTGACTGTGCGGCTCCGTCTACCAAGGCTGCCAAAATTCAGGTCTAAACTACCAGACAAATTTGGTACGGATCTGCGAGATTTGGGTCCAATACACGTTTGTCCCTGTGGCTCACAAGTTTTTTCTATAATGGCATCCTTTGAAGATCACGAACTAGTCTGGTACTTTCTTGATGGTACCTGTGTTAACTGTGGCAACATCGTCACCGTCCCTTGTCCAGTAGATAAAGATGAGACACAGACTCTCTGAGATTAACGAAGAAGAACGCACAGGATTGTGCACAGTTTGTGGTCCCACCAGAATAAAGATGCGGGATAAGTCAAAGCCAATAACAGGTAGATACAGGTGCAATACCATATACAAAATTAACCAAATGAAACTGCGTTCTCCTTACCACGCATACCGTAAGGACTACTGTGAGCAGTGTGACTTCAAGCCAGTACATATTAGCCAGTTAGATGTAGACCACATAGACGGTGACCGCTTTAACAATGACCCAGATAATCTGAGAACCCTTTGTGCCAACTGCCATAGACTCAAGACCCACCTGGCAGATGATTACAACTCAGGTATCAATTAGTTTTATGGCATAAAAAAAGAAGCCCCTCCGAAGAGGGGCCTCTTTCTGCCTCGCAT